TAGTGGTAACGAGTTAAACCTAAATCCAACACAACCACCTTTGATGTCATTGGTTGATACAAACCTTTCAATGTACCGTACAAGTGCTGATTTAGAGCATGGTAGACATTTCACAGCATTACCAACACCTTATGTAACTGGTATAGATGGTGATAGTGAGTTAAGAATTGGTTCAGGTTCAGCTTGGATATTGCCTGATTCATCTAGTAGAGCAGGTTATCTTGAATTTACTGGTCAAGGTTTACAAGCATTAGAAAAAGCTGTTGAAGAAAAACGCTCTATTATGGCAGGTCTTGGTGCAAGTTTATTGCAGACACAAAAGAACGGTGTTGAGTCTGCTGAGTCACTCAGATTAAGGCAAAACTCTGAAGCATCAGTATTAGTTGGTGCTGTCCTGTCAGTGCAAGAAGGTATTGCAAAAGCATTGAGTATCATGGCAGAGTGGGAAGGGGTAAGTGGTGACATAGAAGTTGAACTCAACACCGACTTTGTAGACACTAAGATTCTTCCTGAAGAACTTACAGCACTGATGGGTGCTTGGCAGTCAGGTGCTATTAGCCACGAAACATTCTTGCATAACATGAAGAAAGGAGAAATACTGCCTGTTGAAGTCACTGTCGAAGATGAAAAAGACAGGATAGACTTACAGAACCCAATGAACTTAGACTGATGTCAGAGCAAGAGCCTAGACATCCACCTTGTCCACCAATATCACCTTTTGGTTAAGATGAATGAGTGTAAATGAAGAAATCCTTGATAAAATTACTGGTGATGCTGTCAACATACAGAGGTATGAGGCTTCTGTACAAAGAGAGATAATTAGAGATTTAAAATCACTTGAGAAACAATTAGTAACTGAATTAAGGAATTCAAACGCTGTAGATGCAGTAAGACAGCAAACAAGACAGAAAAGACTTAAGGCTTTGATAGCTAAAACACGAGTTACTATCTCTGATGCTTACACAAAGCTATCTAAAGAGCAAATAACTATTCTTAGAGAAGTGGCTGAGTTGTCAGAACTGCAAGCTGTATCAGCTATCAACACTTCTATAAAGGCAGATGTCATTAAGCCTAGTCTTAGTACAACAACTTTAAACACTATTGCATCAGATACACTTATAGAAGGCTCTCCTACTAAACAATGGTGGGCGAGAAAAAGCACGCAGTTTCAAGACAAGTTTGAAGATACGGTGCGTATGGGTATGATGCAAGGTCAAACAACAGACCAAATTGTTCGTGATTTAGTAGGAACACAAGCTAATCGCTTTAAAGATGGTGCTTTAATATCACAGTATCGTGGTGCAGAAGCAATTGTGAGAAGTTCTATACAAACAGTTGCGAATACTGCACGCTTAGACACCTATCAGAACAACTCAGACATCATTAAAGGCATTGAGTGGTCAGCAACCTTTGATAACAGGACATCACAGATATGTATGTCACTAGATGGGTTGCAATGGGATATGGATTATAAGCCTATTGGACACAGTAAGCCATTTGTAGGCTCGACAGCACACTGGAATTGCAGAAGCACACAAGTTCCTGTAACTAAGAGTTGGGAAGAACTAGGTGCAAAAGGTAAGTTCTCGGAAATACCTGAATCTACAAGAGCAAGCATGGATGGGCAAGTGTCAGGTGGCAAGAACTACGAAGGATGGCTTAAAACTAAATCTAAAGCGTTTCAGATAGAAGTATTGGGTGTAGAAAAGCAAAAACTATGGAAAGCAGGAAAGATTAGCTTTAGCGACCTTGTTAATCAAAGAAGTAATCCACTTACACTTACTCAATTGCAAAATAAGATTAAGCCTAAACCTAAGATAGTTAAAAGACCAGTACCAAAGCCTACACCAAAGCCAAAGCCTCAAACAACTGCAATGGTACAAGATGCTTTGACCATTCAACTAACTAAAAACGCTACTGATTCAAGATATTTAAATAGCACTGTTTATAGACAACCTAAAGAAGCACTTGGTACAGCTAATCTTAAAGGACTTACAAATGAAGCATCAGTTATGTTTCAAGGGTTTTTAGATGAAGCTGATACAGTAGTAAGAAAATTTAATGTACAAGGCATAAGAAGAATTACAAACACAGGCAGGAAGAAAGCAATAGCTATGATGGGTGATGGTAATTTTTACTTTAATAAAAAATATTTTAATAACTATGCCAAGACATTTAGTGCAGATGAAATAAAAGAATTAAAAAAGTTTAAAGTTGCACAGCAAAAGCGTAAAGATATATTAAAGCCTAAATTAGATAAAGCTAAAGAAGAATACATGGATGCAAGAAGGGCATATCTAGATGTCTTAGACCAAAAAGGCAAAGTATCTACTGCTTTAACAAATGAAGTACATAGGTTAAATGAAAAAGCTAACAAACTTATACGAGAATACAATGATATTCTTGATGATAATAAAAAATTAGCTGATTACAATTTTTGGGTGGAACGAAACAAAGTATCTAAATGGAAAGTGGGAGATAATTTGTCAGAAAGACCGTGGTCAGTTAGTGCATATACTAAAGGAGCAGACCAAAGCATGAGGTCAACTGTATTCCATGAATTTGGTCATCAAATACATCAACAATTTGGTGTGACTAATGTGTCAGAATTAAAAAGTCCACCATTAGAAAAAGCACTTAATCTTTTATTCCGTAGAAAAGGCATCGTAAAGCCATCAAAATATTCAGATACTAACTCAAAAGAATGGTTTGCAGAAAATTTTGCATTGTACGCAAGAGGCAAAAAAGACTTGGTAGACCCAACCTTAAAAGATTTACTATCGCAAATGGAAAAAGGTGTGGTTAAAGATGCAGACACGCTAAATGATTGGTATGTAGCATCAAAAAAATTGAGGTTTGACTGATGGCTGAATTTACAAGTGTAGCATTTGATGAAATACTAGAAATATCTATGAAACAATCTGTTTCTAAGCAAGACTTTGAAAGAATCAAAGAACTCTCTACAAATATACTAATAACTGAGCAAGAAAAATACGCTTGGATACTAGAGGGCATATGGATTAACTCTGAAGGTGAATTAAATTAGTTAAATAGTTGACAATACGAATAAAGTTCGTATATAATGTTCTACATGAGGTTAAGAAACCTTGTAATTTGACTAAAACTAAGGAGATTTAAATGAAAACAGAATTTAAAACAATTACAGCACACACACTATTTACTGATTGGGCATTTATTGCTAAAGGAACACAAATTTTCCAATCTAACAAAGTAACAGGAATTGGAGAATTATATAAAGATTTAGATGGTAAAGAAAAATATACTCTTTTTACCACTGAAGGCAAGTTTAAAGTTTTTGTAGATACACTTATCGAAACTGACACAGTTAAAATTCATGGTTATGATGATTGGGGTTGGACTGAAGAAGATATGAAGGCTGAAGAAAGATAAGTCAAACTAATATCACACGGGGGCGATTGCCCCCTTTTTTTTGCACTAAAGAAAAGTTGTGCTAAAATGCGTAAAGACAGAGTCATTTTTTTAATATAACGGAGTTATATATGAGCGAAGAAGTAGAAGTAAAAACATATTCTGAAGAAGAATACACAGGAGTTAAATCAAAGTTAGACGAGTTTCGTTCTAATAATGTTAAACTCATGAAAGACATGGAAGCCTTAACAAGTAAGTTTGATGGCATCGATGTTGATGCTTACAACGATATGAAAAGTAAGCAAGAAGCAATGAAAGAAAAGAAACTTATTGATGCAGGTAAGATTGATGAGTTGCTTGCTGAGAAAACAAAGCAGATGAGAGAGGTACACAATGGTGAATTGGAAAAAACGAACCAAGTGAACGCATCACTTCAAGACCAGTTAGCTAAATTAGTAATAGACAACGCTGTGAGAGATTCAGCAGTAAAGGCAGGAGTTGTTGACACTGGCATGGATGATATATTGCTTCGGTCTAAGTCAGTGTTTTCATTGCAAGATGGAAAAGCAGTTCCAACAGATGCACAAGGAAACACTATATTTGGGCATGGAACAAGCGAACCTATGACTGTTAATGAGTGGGTTAAATCACAGATGGATATAGCACCACATTTATTTAAGACTTCTTCAGGTTCAGGCTCTCAGCACAACGCAAGACCTAATGGAATGGGCAAGCAAAATCTAACCTCTATACAAAAATTAGAACAAGGCTTTGCAAAATAGGTTTATAATACGCATATTAGCTGTCGGAGATAGTTAGACCCTACTTTATTGCCTGTGGCATACAGTAGTAGATTTGTTTAATCTGCCCTGTATACTTGGGCAATAATTTTTATATAGGAGTCATAATTATGGCATCAGTTACACTAGCCGAATCGGCAAAACTATCGGAAGATATGTTGGTTGCAGGAGTGATTGAAAACATCATTACTGTAAACCCATTTTATGAAGTATTACCATTTGCAGGTATTGAAGGTAATTCTTTAGCTTATAACAGAGAGAACGCACTTGGAGCATCACAGTGGACAACTGTTGGTACTGCAATTTCAGGTGGTAAAGCTGCTGCGACTTTCACTCAGCTTACAACTTCATTGACTACTCTTGTAGGTGATGCAGAAGTAAACGGATTGATTCAAGCAACGCGTTCTAACATTAATAATCAAAAAGCTGTACAAGTAGCTTCTAAAGCAAAGGCTTTGGGTCGTGCGTACCAAGACAAAATGATTACTGGTACAGGCTCAAGTAATGAACTAGATGGTCTACTTAACCTAGCATCAGCAGGTCAAAAAGTAACATCAGCAACAAACGGTTCTAACCTTTCATTTGCTAAAATGGACGAGTGCATGGACTTAGTTACAGACAAAGATGGTGAAATCGACTACATCATGATGAACTCTAGAACTATTCGTTCATACATGGCACTACTTAGAGCATTAGGTGGAGCAGGTATCGGTGAAACAGTTACTTTGCCAAGTGGAAAGACACTTCCTGCGTACAGAGGTGTTCCAATCTACCGTAACGACTACATCCCAGTAAACCAAACACAGGGTTCATCAAGTGCAGCAACTTCTGTACTTATGGGTACTTTGGATGATGGTTCTATGATGCACGGTATCTCTGGACTGACTGCAAGTGGTTCAGCAGGTATACAAGTCGTAGAGGCAGGTATTTCTGAAACTAAAGATGAAACAATTACTCGTGTTAAGTGGTACAACGGTCTTGCTCTATTCTCTGACAAGGGATTAGCGTTAATGACAGGTATTCTCGACTAAGAGAGTTTTTATCTTATCCCCTACTTTCGGGTGGGGGATTTTACTGGAGTAATTATGTCATTAGATGCAACAGTAAATGGTGCAAACTCTGATAGTTTTATAACTGTTGCAGTAGCAGACACTTACTTTTCAAATCACTTATATTCATCAACTTGGGATGCAGGTTCAACTGCTAATAAAGAAAAAGCATTAAAAATGGCTACTAGGATTCTTGACGAGAAATGTGCATGGTCAGGAACTAGGGCAACAAGTACACAAGCATTAGGTTGGGGTAGAACAGATGTTTACTATGATGGTATTTCTGTTTCATCTACTACAATCCCAGTACAAATAGCAAACGCAACTGCTGAATTTGCAGGTCACTTACTTGCTAAAGATTTAACAGTCAACGCTGAAGGTAAAGGTCTAAATTCTATTAAGGTTGGTGATATTGAGTTAGACTTCGACAAATCAGACACAGCAGGTGTAATGCCTGACATTGTTCAAGAAATGCTAAGAGGTTGGGGAACAATTTACGCTAGAGCCAAGTTTGGTTCGGTTGCAGTCGTGAGGTCATAAATGCCTTACAGAACTACAATACAAAATTTAGTTGAGTCAGCTTTTGTCACATTAGATGACATTACTGAAACAATAACATATAAACACAAAACATCAAGCACTTACAATGTAGGAACAGGTGCAGTTGCTAACTCTGAAACTTCATACACAATTCCTGCTGTAATAAAGTTCTTAGGTGGTGAGGTTGATGGCAATACAAAAGAAAAAGACTTTACAGGCGATTTGCAGGTTATGTTTGCCAGTAAAGATTTAAATTCAGGTGCAACAGAGCCTAATACAGCCGACACCATATCATATGACAGCGAAATATACTCTATTAATAACATTAAGTCAGATTCAGTTAAAGCGTCTTATACGCTCAATTTAGTGAGGTTAGGATGAGTGTTGCATCGTTTAACGCTGATTTAGAAAAATTTGCTAAAGCTACTGATTTAGAATTAGAAACAGTGGTTAGAAAAGTTGCTTTTGATGTTTACAAAGGTATCACTCAGAAAACACCAGTCGATACTGGCAGAGCAAAAGCTAACTGGAACATTGGTTTAGGTGCAATTGATTCTTCAATAACTGAAAACACTACTTTTACAGCGTTACCACTACCAAAAGGGTCAGGTAAAAGACCTATTTATATTACAAATAATTTACCTTACATTGGAAAACTAGAAAATGGCTCTAGTAAGCAAGCACCTACAGGTATGGTTCGTTTAACTATGTCAAGCATACAGAGGAGCATAAGTAATGTCATTCGCTAGTGAAAGAACTAACATTGAGGGAAGATTTAACTCTAATTGGACAACTACAACCATTGCATGGGGTAATGTTGCTTTTGATGAGCCAAACAATGCTTCATGGGTACGCTTTAATATACTCAACGGTGATACTGAATACAGAGCCATAAATTATGCAAAGCGTTATAATGGTATAATAAATATACAAATTTTTGTACCAATTAAGACTGGTACAAATGTGGCAAGAGGTTACGCTGACACTATTTCAGCAATCTTTGAGTCAGAAAAGTTTAATGATGTTTGTTGTGATGTAGCAAGTCTAACAACAGTAGGTACTGATGACAAATGGCATCAGATTAATGTAGATGTTCCTTATTGGAGAGATTCATGAGTAAAAACGATGTAAAATTATATCCACCTAATGGTGGTAAAGACTATGTAATACCTCATCCTAGTAAGGTTGAGCAAATGAAAGCAAATGGGTGGGTTGAAAAACCTGTAAGTAAATCAAAGTCAAAGGAGAAATCAGATGGCGAATCATAAAGGGTCAGAAGGACTCGTAAAAATAGGTGCTAACACAGTAGCAGA